ATTTTGTGTTTTTCAATCTCTACCAACACAGACATAAAAGATTTAACTTGAGATATAGTGTATTTTTTAATCTCTGAGAAGCTGTGTCCATTAGAGATTAAAGTCTGAATTATTTCTGGCCAACCTTCGTTTTTTGCTCCATTACTTTGGCTAGACTCTCGACCATTGGAGTTATGTTCGCCATAAAAAAATCATAGTTGACCTCAACAACTGAAGTAGCAAGAAAAATTAAAGCAGCTGTGTTCATTGGCTTTATTTCGTTTATCTTAAGCCCTGTCGATGCTGATATGGCAGTTAAAACCCCATCTAAATCCTTAGATAAAATGTCTGTAACTGTCATGGGAACGCTTCCCTTATGTTTTTCTAAAGACTCTTGCGCTTTTAAAGCAATAGAAGTTACTTTTGGGATGTCTTGAATTGCAAAGTCTTTCACCTCTACAATTTTATCCCCTAATTTTATTTCAACACCAACTGGCATTACGTCTAACAACTCTTTCATTTTATTAACTCCTACGCTGTTTTGCTTATTTTAAAATAAGCATCTTTTCCTTGGCATTCTCTAGAAAGGTCTCTTTCAACAATCCCCTGGAGAGACAAGTTTAAAAAACTACCATCAGAAATCAAGTCTAAACTAGGCAAAAAAGAAAGTCTGCATTTATAAATTTCAACATCAAAGTCTTTTTCAACTCCATCTGCATAATTTACACCCCTAAACATAATTCTATAAGTATTAGAGAAGTTTTCTAAGCCAAACAAATCATAATTACTAGACTCGTCAAACGAATAAGAAGCCTCTAAGTAGCTGTAGTTGTCTGAAATGTCTTGTATTAACGTAACAATCTCATTGTTTAATATGTAATCAATATCCTCTGTTAATACGCGCACACTAGATCCTTCGCTAGACCTTAGCGTTAAAGTTAAATCAGTTGGGTTTTTTTTAAATATTAAAACTTCACCTTTTTTTAACGTGCAACTGTATCGTTTAAGCTCTGTTCCTGATTCAAGGTTTTTAACGTCTAAACCCAAAAACTCAATAAGATTTTTGTCGCTTGAGCATGTAACACTCATATTTAAATTAACAGAGTTAATAGAAAGTTTAGTTTTTTGAGGAGTTAACACATGATTATTGTAAGTGTCTGACCCTAACTGAGTTGAGTTAATAGTTAACGTGGCTTGAGCCACGTTTCCTAAACAAAAAAGAGCCTGATCTTCATTACAACCGAGTTGATCAAAGCCAGAGCATGGGTCTATGTACTTGGATAAATAAATAGACCCTCTTAAAAAAGTGCAACATTCTTTATTATGCAACTTTGCCAAACTCTAGAAAGTAGAATTGTCCAGCACCAGCGTCCATCTTAGAAGAGTCTCTTAGAAGCTCGCCTGTAACTGTTAAAGTAGCAAACTCATCTCCTAGCAAAGAGATTTCTTCTGTAGGGTTAAATTTAACTCTATAAGCTTTAAATTTAGTTGGCCTTTGACCAGTCTCACCCTCATTTACACCAGAAAAAACAACTTCAAACTCTTTTTGACCAGTTGTTAAAGCACCAATTAAAGTGTTAGCACCGTAACCATAATCAACAAGTATATCAGTAGCGGCAGTGATAGCTCCGCCAACTACAATCTCAATACCGGCCGGTACTCTTATGTAATCGTCACCCTCGTCATAAGTCGTAGTGCCTGCAGAATCAGTCACTTCAACAGCAATTGATTGATCAGGAACGTTTGCAAACTCAATTAGCTCCCCTTGAGCATTAACAGTATGAGCTTCATCTGTTACTGTATCGATTGCTACATTGTCGTAAGACCCGTTTCCTTGAGTCGCTAGCGCCCAATTTCTGGCCTTTAAACAACCAATAGTCATGTTTAAATCAGCACTCTCTACATAAGAAACCTTACAAGCAGTCCCTCCAAGGCTTTGATAATTAGCCTGAGTTACTTCAGTAACTTCATGACTTATTGAAAACTCAGTGACGTTTCCAACAGGTAGTAAAGGGTTTGTGTTTGTGCCTGAATTAACAGCCTCTCTTAAATAAACTGTGCCTCTTAAAAGCGTACAACATAGATCTTCCATTAAAAATTCTCCTTGGTTTTATTTTAATATGTTAACTGAATAAATAGATTCTGAAAGCAATAAATTTTTTTCTTGTGTAATACTAGCGTCCCCTAGCCACTGAAACTTATCAAATTCAACTGAGTAATTAGCCTCATTTAATAAAGCAAACTCTTGAATTGATTTTTTAACAGCTGCTCTTATTCTAGTGAGCTCCATTACTTGACCTTTTAACTTGATTTCACCCTCGTCATTTTTTGTGAACTCGTAGTGGTCTCTTATGCACTGGATAAATATAAACAAATGAAACTGATGAACTCTCTTTGAAAAACAAGACCTCTGTCCAGCTTGCATTGGAGAGCTTGTCCCTGGATAAATAATTAAAGATCTAGGCGCTAGACAGTCTTTTTCGATTAACTCTTCTATGTCAGTTTCTATTTTTAAATCAGCGAAAAAATCACTTTCTGAAAAAAAAGCATGAAGATTAGTATCTTTTTTTAAATGAAGAGACAAAGGCTCAAGATAAGGAAGATCAGTGTCCACTTTTGCACCTACATTTATAGTCATCACAACCACAAGAGTTGCACCAACTTAGATTTTTATGAGGGTCACAATACTCTGTGACATAAATTCTAGGATTTTTAGTCAAGCAAAGACCACTCTCAGTACAGAGCTTTGACTCACTACAAATCTTATAAAACTTATCTTCACAAGCGTCACAAGCTTCACAGTCTCCACCCTCTTTTAAAATAGCTATGGCCATTCTAAGGTGAAATCTTTTTATTACTTTAATTTCTTCATCTTTAGATATAAATTCATTTAATTGTTTGATATTGTAACACTTCGAAATAACAAACTCTAATTGATCTCTAGCGTCTTCTAAAGCAGTGCATAAAACTAACTTAATATTTTCGCAAGATTCATCAGCAATATATGTTTTAGTCTCTTTATCGTAGTTTCTTCTTACAGCGAGCTTATTAACGTACTCTTCGCCATATCTAGTGAAAAGATCATCTATCGTTGCCCACATCTTTTGATTTCCTTGGTCTTCCAGGTTTCTTTTTACGACTATTCGAAGGTTCAATAATATCAAAAACCCCTTCTTTGAGGCTTTCTAAAGTAGCAAATGAAACGACGGCTAAATCACCCTCGTTTATCATTTGCATCCTTACATTAGTTAAAGGGTCTTGTCCGTTTACAGGAACTTGTAAGACCCCTTTTGCTTTTATAATATACACTTAAGCAAGTTCAATTAGTGTAGCAGACTTAACATCAGCAATAATATCAGTAAAATCGTGAGAAACTTTCTGTACTTCACTTCCATCTTTACCAATTTTTGGATCAAAATAAACCATGTTATTTAGTCCATCTTCAAAAGCTGAAAACCCAAACACTCTTTGAATTCCATCTGTTCCAGTTAATGGAGCGTTTCTTAGCATAAGGATTTTATTATCTAAAACCTTAACTAAATCAGTTGTTCCAGCTGCAGCAGACACGTTGTAATAAGCATCAGCAATAGCAACTCTATCAACACCCATAAGGTTTGCAACAACCTCAGGAGCTTCAATAGGTGGAATAGCACAACCACCAGACTTAAAAGATGGATGTCTTCTTAGCTGATTAATTGTTCTTCTGTTCATAACAGCAACGTTTCTAGGACCAGTTGTAGAGTTGTTGTCTTGAATGTTCATGAAAAACTCTAAGTAATCATTCGCACCAATACTTAAATCAACACCAGTAATTCTAGCACCTTCAAAATCAGTGCTGTTTGTTACTGAGCCATAAGGAATTGCAGTTCCATAGATTGAAGTATTTGTTGCATTAGATGCCGCTCTAATCTCTCTATTTAACAACAAGCGATCAACTAACTCTTCAGTTTTTTGAGCCTCAATATCAAACGGTAATTCACCACAAGCCGTTAAATTGCATTCTTTTAAGAACATTTCTAACGCATAATCATTTACTTTTCCCTGCTTGTATTCAAAAACACTTGGATCAATGTTTTTAGCAGTAGAGTAACATCCTATTTTATCGTCAATTTGTCTTAAATTTTCAAACTTCCCATCAGTACCAGACCAATCAATCCATTCAAAGTTCGCACCAGGTGTTTGAACTCTTGGAAAGATTGCATCAGCTACTAAACCTTCTCTTTTTAAACCAGCAGCTTGAACAATTTGTAACAATCGATCACGATGTGGATATCTACTTACAGTTGACATAATCAGAAAACTCCTTTTTTCCTTTTAAATTAAAATTAAGCTAACTCTTCAAAACCTAGTAAAACTTGCACATACTCATCAGCTGCTGCAGCTACAGTTAATGCACGCCCAAAAGCAATATCACCACTTGAAGCAGCAATTGCTTTTGAATCACCATCTGAAACAAGTTGATCACCAACAGCTACAGCTGCACCAACTCTAACTTTTGCAATTTGTCCTGTTTGAACATCAACGCAAGACCCATCCTTAGCTTTCGTAATTAAAGGAAAAGCTAAAGCCGATCCATCAGTTGCAGCAATTGCAGCACCATCTGTATCAACAGCTACAAGTTGACCTATCGCAAGATCCCCGCCTGTTTTATAATTTAAAACATTAATTGGACTCATTTCTCTACTAGACATTTTTAAAACCCTCCATGGTCTTTATATTTTTATTAAATTTCTTCCATTGGCATACGAGCTAAAGCCTGAGTTACGCTTTTGAACTCACCAGATTTAACTTTTTCTTCTGCCAAAACAATTCTTTGCTTAATTTGATCATCTTTGCTTAAAACAACTTTAGAAACTTCTGTCTCAACTTCTGTTTTTTTAGCAAACTTAGGATCAATTTTTTTAGGCTCTTCTTTTTTTGCAGGAAGATCGCCTAAAAAAGATAAATAAGTTTCATACTTAGAATCATCACTCGTGTACTCAGTGAGTTTTTCCTCGCTTAACTCAACACCTTTTTCACTAAGAATTGCAGACATTTTCTTTTTCTTTTCTGCATCGCGATATTTTTTAAGCTCTTTTTTCATTTCTTCATTTTCATCTTCAAGCTTTTTTATTTTCTCATCAACATCAGAAAGCTTAGCTTCTTTTTTGCCAGTGCACGAACAAGCAAACTCTTCCCAGGCTTTTAATTCTGTATTAATTTCTTTATTTTCTTCAGACATTTTAAAATTCTCCTTAAGTTTTAAACTATTTTCTTTTGATAAACTAACTGTTACACTTGTTGAATCATCAGCTCCGACAGCTACGAAGGAAACCTCAATAACTCTAGAGTTTCTAACAACCATTGCAGGCCCACTTAAATCAATACCGTTAACAGTGGCGGATTCTCCCTTTTTTACTTCTTCAAAATTAGAAAATCCTAGACCTACAGACAGCTCCCATAAAGCGCCTTCCATGGCTTTTGCTTGGACTTCCTGTCCTAAAGGGTTTTCTTTTTGAAAAATACTGCCTTTAACTTTTAAAGCACCAGACTCTTTTCCAAATTGAGCTTTACCTATATAATTATTTGAATTGTGATTTAAAAAAACAGGCACCTGCTCTTTAAAATTCATAGACTCTACATCTAAAACTAGATTTTCTAAACCGCCATGATACTTGATAGGCTTACCAGAGTAAGCAATACCAGAAAAAGAGCCCTTTGGACTTTCTTGATTGTCCTCAAGCTCTAAATTTGAAATAGCAAATAGATTAATTTTATTTTCATCCATGAAAATAAGTCCCCCCAAAGGATTATTTAAATATATCTTCAACCTTTTTAAACCAGATGGCAACCTTTCGATCGACATTTTGGATTTGATCCTTAAATCGTTTTTTATAAGGAGAAGTGTTTGGTAAAGAATCGATTGCTTTGTTTGTGTTTTTCACCACGCCCTTAGTAAAGTTTCCAGGCTTTGATGGAGTATCAAAACCCTTATCAGGCTTTCCACCTTTTTTTTCAATAGACGTTAGCTCTTGTTTTGAAGTTATAAACCCAGACTTGTTTTGAGCAGCTCTTTGCTCAGATGCAGTTTCTTTATCGATTGGAATTATTGAACACCTGCAGTTGTAACCAAGCGAAGGTGTTCTAGTATCCCAGTAATCATCGTCAACAGGTCTAACAACACCATCTAATTCTAAATGTGCAGGTCTAGTTCTTGAATCATTGATTGCTGAATATAAAAAATAAGGAGTAACATCCTTGTTTTCAATGCCGGCAAGCCTAGTTCCACCGTTGTAGGCAGAAATTAAATTGGTTCTAAACACTAATTGCTGTCTTGCCTTAGTAAGATTACCCCAAGTTTCAGCATCAAAACTTGTTTGCCACTCTCTAAATGTCATGCCTTTTTTTAAAGCATTCTCTAAACTTAAACGAACTGATTCAACTTGCCTTAGTTTCTCAAGCCCTGTGACGTAAAAAGACAGCGTTCTAAGCTCTTTTGGAAGCACGTTAAAATAGGTTTTAGAAACAGACACTCTGTTTCTTAAAATAGAAACACTTTTTTCGTATTTTATGTCACTTCTTGTCGCCACGACGATACCCCTTAGCAACAGAGCTGTATAAAGCTTCAGTTAAAACATCTGTAAACTCAGGATTGTCTTGATCAAAAAGAGACTCTAAGTTTTTTTCTAAATCTTTTTTTGATGTTGATGCAAAAACTGCTGCAACAAGGCTTTCAGAATCTAAAGGGCTAATATCAAGCTTTTCTAAAAGAGCAACCAAGTCTTCAACCTCGCTAAAAGCTTGATCATTGTCAGGGGCAAACTCCATGCACTCATGGTTTTTAACGCCTGTTAGAAATAAGTTTTTTTTTTGATCTTCTGAAAAACCTAGACCAGACAAAGGATCATTAACAGGGATTTCAATATCATCTTCTTTAAATCCATATTGTTCCATTAAGTATTTTTTCGTAAAATTAGCAACGCCAGACTGTTTAAACTTTGAGTCTCTTTCAGCACGACCGGCATCTATACTTTGAGAAGGAACTATTTTTATTCTTACAGGATTTCTCTCTAAATCAATACCATTAACTAAAGCTATTTGATAGAGAGTTTCATTAAAAGATTTCTCGACTAATTTAATATCAGATAAAGTTTTTTCAGCTCTAATGCCGTTATGAACCTCTGCACTCGCTGAAGAACCACGAACTTCCATTACAGAAGTTTGAGTTTCACCAAGTATAACTCTTAGATATGTGTTTAAAATATTATCAGTAAATATTTTATAAGAATCGCCTTTTTGCGAAGAATTAATCATCTCAACACTGTCTTCATTAGCAATGGCTATTGTTCCACCTTTTGCTGCTGTATCAAGAGCAAGTCTCATGCCTTTTATTTGATTATTATCACCCATGGTTTTTCCTATTAAAAAACCTGATGCAAAACGCTTTAAAAAATGAAACCAAAAGTCATAACCACCACATCTAAATAAGAAAGGTTGATACAGCCTGTTGTAGATAGCCTCTCCCCTTGGGTTTCTAGCAGTTCCTTTGTTTACAGTTAAGACCCATTTTCCGTAAGGAAGGGTTTGATTTAAATCGACTTTAGTACTGGAGTTTCCAGATGATTTTAATATTACTTGCTTTAAATCAGATAATGGATCAAAGCGCCAAAAAGCTTCTCTTTGAAAGCCTTGAACCTCTCCGGACAAATCTTCATTGTAAATTATTTGCTCGACAGAGTATCCGTAGGCAACCGACCACCAAAAATCTTCCATAAGCTGGTAAGAATGACTTACTAAGTTTCTATTAAAAAAATCTTCTAATTCTTTTGATTCAGTTACGATTTGAACATCTGATGTTTGAAGAGCTGCAATACGCTTATCAGTAGCAGCCATGATTTCACCATCCGAGGCATATAAACGCTCTAGCTCTCTTCTGCCTATTCGATTTATAAACTCAACTGGATCATTATAATAGTGTAAATTTGATAAAAAGTTTTCTAAATCAACTCTTTCATATAGAGCACTAGCTTCTGGTGAACCTTTTTTAGGTAACTCTGCTTTAAAAAGCTTGTCCTTAAATCGATCATAGAAAGCCATAAATAAAAAATCCTTTTTTAAAAGCTCAAAACAAAGTATCAGCTTTATCGATAGCTTTGTAAAGGGTCTCCTACCGAATACGAATACGATTTTCTTGCCTTTAATTCAAGCAATGCTTGTGAACATGTATCCACTATATCGTCGTGAGTAGCGTTTGGGAAAAATGTAAGCTCTTTTATAAAATCATCTATGTCTTTTATGTTTTTATCTATAATGACGTTTCCACATTCAAATAAATTAGCAACAGCATGAACTCTTGCTTCTTTAGAGTCTTTTGGATTTATCGGTTTTATGCCCATAAGCTCTTCTTTTAGTACAGATATTAAAGCTGGACCATTGGCTTTGTCTTCAATTAAGATTTTTTTAGTATTATGCTTTTTTTCAAACTCAATTAAAAACTTCATGGTTTTTTGGAAAGACCATTTTCCTCTAATCATATCAAAACAAACTAAATTAGATCCAGACCTTCCCCATGCTTGCATAACCACATAGTCTGATGTTTTTGCGTCTTTAAATGTTGCATCAACTGAGATTAATTTTGAATTAATTTGTAAATGAGATGTTTCTTCTACTCTAATCCATGCTTTTTTTATTATACCACCACCTGCTGGAACTGGAGCTTGTTGCATCTGCCCTGCCCAACCGTACTCACCTAGGCCTTTGTACTCATCGTCTTTTTCTTCTTGCCCATATCTTTCCGGATGGATAAATTCTCCTAAAGAACGAGGGTCAACCCAACCTAAACTAGTCTCTACCTGGCCCTCTTCTTTTTGCATTGGTATTACTAAGGTTTCAAATTTATATTTCTTAGCGATGTGGCCTGATAAATCATTTTCATGTAGGCGCTGAGCTATGTTAATTCTTTTCGGGCTTTTTTTGTCTTGTAGTCTGTTGTAAAAAGTTGAGCTATACCAATTGTTTGCAAACTCTCTTTTCGTTTCTGAGTGAGCATCTTGTGCGTTTAAAACGTCATCGGTAATAAGAAGATGCCCTCCTTCTCCAGTGACAGATCCACCAACAGAGGTAGCGTACATGAAGCCGCCATCAGTGTTGCCGAATTTTTTTTTAGTGTCTAAATCAATTAAAAACTTTATAGGCCAGTAGTATTGATATTGAGGTGATTCTATTAACCGTCTTCTTAATATGTTAAAACCAATTGATAGGTCTGATGAGTGCGAGCAGCTAATAATTCTAAACCATGGAAGCCTAGTCCACACCCAACAAGGAAGTATAACGTTTACGAGCAGTGATTTAATTGTTCTTGGTGGAACGTTTATATCAAGGTTGGTTAGATCACCGTAAACAACTGCAGTTAAATGCTTTGATATTACATCAACATGCCAATTGTGCATGTAAGTGACTTCAGGCTCTAGAATTGATATGGAAAATTTAGCAAACTCTACTAAGTCTTTTTCATATACCGTTTTAAATATCTCTTTTTCACTCAGCATCTTCTGATTCTATCAATGCTAAGTACTTTTTGGCCATGGTTTTTCTTTGCTCATCGTTAAGCTCAATCGGGTTTCGCTCATCGTCTTTGCCACTCATTATGTCTCCGAACTCTTGAACAGCCAAGGCTTTTAGCTCAGTTGGGAGCCCATATCTGGTCATAATAAGCTTAAGCCTTGCAACGTCGCCTCGTTTCATCGCTTCTTGAATGAATTTAATTAGTATGGCCTCAAGTCCAGTAACTTTTGATAGGTCTTCTGTGTAGGTTTTTAACTGAGTAAGGGGCATGTTGATAAACATATCGAATTTGTTTAAGAACTTTTTACCACCCTCTTTTTCAAAGTCTACGATGTCTGGGTCTTTTTTATTTATTTTGTGGCCTTTTTGAAAGCGGCCGTTGCTTGGGTTGTGGTCAGACATTTAGTTTCACCGCTTCCTTTCCAGTGTATTCTTGCCAACGTTTTATAATCACTGAGCAGTAGTGAGGGTCTAACTCCATACCGTAACACTTACGGTTTGTTTTTTCGCAGGCTATTAGTGTTGAGCCGGAACCAAGAAACAAATCTAATACAGCCTTATGCTCACCATAGTTTTCAAAACACCACTCAGCTAAAGCGATAGGCTTTTGAGTAGGGTGAACTCTAGCCACGCCATGCTCAGATCCTTTGATCAAGCCCTTCCATAAGTGTCTAAATATTCTTACCGAGCTTTTACCATTCTCAACCCAAGCCAATTCACAGTCTGAGTTAAAATTTTTTTGCTTATCTTCAACTCTCTTATCCCATACAAGCCAGTTGTTAGATTGAGGTATAGAGTGAGCGTAATAGTTTGCACCCCACCATATCTGAACTTTTATTTTAAGCGTCTCTTGAGCTAAGTTAAAGGCCTTAACCGCGTATTCAACGGAGTCATCAACAAATGATTTATACTCAACACCCTTCTTCAAACTGTCTTTACCATTTCTTTTTGTTCTATCACCCTTCTCACTAATTCCATAAGGCGGATCAGTGTAAACCATATCAATAGTTTGTCCGTCCAATAATTTTAGCACAGTAGTTTCGTCTGTAGCGTCCCCACACATCAATCTATGGTCGCCTAACTGATAGATGTCGCCTAGATGAACGCCAAGCTCGTTATCAGAAGTTTCAGGTACGGCATCGTCTTCTGTTAAACCACTAGATTTATCTTTTTCTTCTTTACGTTCGAACCCATCAAACCCCAAAAAATCAGTATCGAAATCTAAATCAAAATCTTTTATAGACTGCTCGACTTTTGTCATATCAATCTGCGCCCATAATGCTACAGCGTTGTCGGCATTTAAATGAGCTATTTCTTGTTCTACATTATCAAAATCTTGATAACTGACTGGAACTTTTGTTAAGCCTAATTGTTTAGCAGCTTCTAGCCTACCATGACCGACAACAATAAAACCTGAAAAGTTTGATACCTGGATTGGTGATCTAAACCCTTGGTATTTTATTATTTTTGCAAGTCGTTCGATTTGTTCTTTTGGATGTTTGTTTGAGTTAGCATAATGTGGTTTTAACTCTTTAATAGGTACCCATTTAATAGAATCATCTTTTTCTAAGCTCATATTTTAACCTCATTTAATTTAGCAAAAGAACCAAGTTGTTTTTCAGCTTCATAATTGTAGGCTAATGCTGCTTTTTTGTCTGTTAAATACCTGCCGATGGTTTTTGTTTTTCCATTCTTGGTTTTTTGATCTACTTTCCATTTTAAAGAGCTAACTTTTTCCATATCTTCAAAATCTAATTTTACCCAGAAAGTAGAAGATTTGTTTGTACAAAAAATTTCGGAGTATGAGTCTAGTAATCGCATAGGGTTTTTTGAATCAGCTTGAATTTTTAAAAACTTTTCCACCCATTTAATCTTGTCATTTTGAGTTAATCCCATACCACCCCCATATAAGGAGAAAACATATCGTATAGAGCGACAAATTGTATAGTATAAAAATTAAGCACACAAATTTTGTTTAGTCTAGTTATGCTTAAAAAAAAGGCCCCTAAATTTAATTAAGGGCCTAGATTGATCTTAAAGTGCAACCAAGAAGATCAAAACTTATTTAATTTTATTATATAATTTTTAAGAAAATTAA